CAAGCCGATGGAAAAAGGTCTTGAATCTCTTCAAAATGATAAGGCCATTCATGGCTTAGTAATAGCTTTGTACCCTCTTGCTTAGTAAATGGAGAGTTTAGATTATTTTCTGTGAGAGAACAAGCAAATTCCATGCCTGTACCAAAGTATGCATCCATGTGACCGCTATACTTATTGTGCTTATATAGCCTATGAGGAGCACGATCGCTAGTGTTAAATCCAGGTAGTTTTTTTAGCTCTTGAGCAATTCCACTCCAACGACTACCCGGAACCCCTGTAAAAAATATTTTATCTGGCAACATAGTCAAATTTTATTCTTCCGTACTCACCTTCTCTGATGTTTTCGACTGTGTAGTTAAACATCACAGCGTAGTGTTCGACTAATGGGAGAGTCCATTTATCAAACCAATCAAGAACTACTCCATTACCAAAAGGTTTTTTAGGATTAACTTTCATACAAATTCTTCCATCTTCTGCTAAAAGAGATGCTACTTTTTTCATACGGTCATCAACCCATTTAATATCGTAGAAGTTAATAGAGCCAAAACATATGATGAGATTAAACTTTATGGGATAATTAAAGTCTATTATATCCATTATCTCGTCTGCATTTAAATTGTACGGGTCAAGACCTATAAAAAACCCTTTTTCAAGGTGTTTTTTAAATAAATTATCCCCACAACCTACGTCTAAAATACCATAAGATTTCTTAATATGCTCAATTACATAGGGATCTTCATCGATGCTTACATATTCATTTCTGAAATACTCTTTGAGATCCCTATAAGTCATTATCGTGAACGTAAAGTTGCAAAAGTGCATAATGTAAGACTTTCATCAAGTCTTTACGGGCATCATCCTTAGTCCCTTTTTTACCGTAACGTTGTGCGTATTTTAATACATTACCGATACAGAACCCAGTTCCATGACCACCATCCATAATAAACTCAGTGGCTTGAAACTTATCACGAGAGTAATGTTGACCATAGGTAGCATCGATATATTCTTTGAATTCTGCAATCAAATTATCTTCGTTGTACTTGTACTTAGTATGTAACTTAGAAGACCCTTCTAATACTTTACGATTAGATTGACCAAAATTACGTTGGTACACAGTCTTACCGCCATCAGGAGATTCGTAGATCTTTTTACGTTGTGGGTATTTAGGAGGAATTTTTTCAAATTCTTTTTGTAATTTTAATCTATTTTCTAGATCTTTCCACGCACGTTCTTCGTAGTCGTCTATCAACTGTTTTTCACGAGCAGCTTCTTCTTCACGAAGACGGCGTTTCATATACTCTTCATGTTTTTCATAAACCATAGATCACCTATTTAGAATGTGGTGGCATCCTGGTTTCTACAAACCAGACGTGTTTACGTAATCCAGGGTGATATCTACGAATGCGCAGTTTTTTACCATCTCTAATTTGACTAAGAGTTTTTGCGTGAACAAAATGATAAGAGGCACTATTACGGCTCTCACCCTCTGGCACCATGTGCACTTTATTGAGTCTGTTTTTCTTTTTAGCAGCCATTAACTAACCTTTTGTTTGATTGCGTTAAGAAGCTTGACTAGGTTTTCTTTTTTATTAAGATTAACACCTTCAATTTCAAGCTCAAGGATCTCTTCTAATTCACGAAGCATCACCTTAACTGTTTGTGACTTATCGTCTTCTTCTGTTACAGGTTTTTCGTAAATTTTTAATTGAACCAATTTACTTATAACACTTCTATAACCTTTTGAGAAGTACTCTGCTAATTTATGAACGTCTTTTTGTCCTTCTTCAGTATAAAGTTTAATTAATTCGGTTTCTTGTTCGTCGTTCCAAGCTTTTACACTCATTTTTACTCCAATTCTAATTCAAGCTGCGTATTCCACATGTATCTTTGTGCTACTGCATCGCTCGCGTCTTCTAATAGAGGGATAAGAGAACTTACTTCATCTGCAGGAATGGAAAAGCCAGATTTTGTTGGATACCATTGTCCTGTATCTCCATCCATCGCGTATTCACGTATATGAAGATATAAAATTTCTCTAAATTCATTTATAGTTACTTTTACTGCATTACCGTTAGGTTTATGAAAAGCAGTACCAAAGTCAATATTCATAAAATTACCGTTTGTTCTGTGTTAATAAAGTCTTTTAACCAAGGGGTAACGGGGTATGCCTTAAAAATCTGTACTAATGAATATCTAGTTTCTGTTTTTGACTGATTTATCATTCCATGACCTACTAAATCTGGGTCAAATAAGACAGTTTCACCTTTTTTGAGACTAAATTGCTCTATGTTACCATCATGATTAAATTGATAAATAAAATCTTCACTTTCGGTTAAGGCTGTAACAGCTCTAAGTCTAAAATCATCGTTAGTTTTAGCATTTATATTATTATCGTCTGTGTGTATAGGAATAGTCTGTCCTGGTTCTTGTTTATGAATCCTAATTCTAGTGGTTTCAAACTCAAAAAAATCTATCAAAGGTTTACATAATTTGTAGTATTTAGTAAACATAAAGTCTTGAGGGTGTTCTACAGGCTTATTCCTATAAAAGCTATGAATACCTCCATCATTACTTTTGATAGATACTGCATCGACATTGCCTGCTAAGTCATAATCGTCATGAGCCTTGAATTGCAATTGATCTAACCAAGAATTATCTATTTCAATCTTAGTCTTCGCAATTATAAGCATATAAATAATCTTTCAGTTTGTCACCTTCTATTGGGCGATCTAAATAATCTTTTCCTAAAATCCAAATATCTGGGTTCTTTTGTTCTATTTGTTTTATCCAAGTTTCATAACAAGTTTTAACACTACTTAACCCTCTTGTATACTGAGCTCCTACTGTATGAAAAGCATTACTCCACCAAATAACAGACTCATTATCAGGAGTAATTAAAGAAGTAACTTTTTCTGGCTCTACACACACATCCATGTGTACAAATGAATGTTTTAATTCTTTATACCTATCCCAATGCTCTTTAATTACTTGTTCTGAACCCCACCAACTAACTTCTCGTTCCCATAACTGTTTACGTGATAGTATTTGTGTTTCATTACCGCCAGTTTCATCAATTCTATACTTTCTTTGAGCATAGTCTAAGAATCTTGGATAATCTTCACCATTCCACTCTTTTAATAATAATTTTTTAAATGCTAAAGCTGGTTTACTATAGTCGTAATACACAACTTCACAATCATCTGTAAAACCGTATGTATGTAATATCATATTTGGTTTAAAGCTTGCTGCCACTGCATATAGCCTTTTTAATGGTTTTTCTATATTAACATATTTTAGATCTAAATAATTTTCTGTATTCCAAAAAAATACACAACGTTGAGCATAGTTTACAATATCAGTAATCCATGAAAGCTGATGTTCTAGTTCTGCTGCACTAGTTGTAGGATAAATATATTGTTTATGACCTCTTATTTTAGGATGAAAGTTATATACCGTAAGATCGTTAGCCAAACTAGTGTTAATAAAATTCCAACCATCTACTAAAGGAGTGCATACTGTAAGTTCTTCAGTGGGAGCAAGAGAAAGCGGTGTATAATCATCGTGAATATCTTTAACGTGTCTCTTTGCCTTAGCTAGTGTCTCTTCTTTTGAAGATTTTTCTCCAAATACTGGTTTATCAAACTTTTCATAATACCTAAGATTAACTAACATGCACTGTTTATGTAATCCATAATACCCAGTGTGTCCATTAGGGTTATTAAGGTTTTTCTTATTTTTGTCCATTATATGACCAGTAATGAAGAAATCCTGTCTTTTTATCCACTGATCTATAAAAATAAAAAATTCAGCATCTTTAATAATATGTCCTACCGATTGAACGATACAATAATCAACTTCGTGCGTAAGAGCTTCGTCTAAAACCTCGTTGATAGAATTCTTTACAATGATTGGACCAAAGTACTTGAACCTAGTAAAGAATTCAGTAATTTCTTTGTTTTTCTCTGCCTGTGTTAGATTTTGAGAAAATCGAGTATCGTCATATATGCCAACAACGTAATTTTTATCTTTACCCATGATTCTTTTCATAACTTCTTATTACTAGCTCTTCGTA